CTTTTGAAGATTTGTTTAAAGACGACAGTGAAGAAGAGGATGAGGTTGAACTCAGTAAGATGATGGCTGATGTTTTGACTTCTTCAGACAGTGCTTGGCAAACCATAATACATTCAAATTACTGTGATCGTCCTGTTGTAGCTAGAATGGTTCACAAAGATCAGATAGGTCCAAGAGAAATCGCAGTACTAAACTCAAGTGGAAGGAATCTTGCTGTCTACATAGAAAATGTGGCTAGATGGATCAGAATAACAGAGCACAATGCTGGTCATAGAGAAAATCTGATAGAGCAGAGAGACAAGGATGACATTTACAGGCGGTCTTATGAAGAAACAGTGAAGAGAGGATCTGCAAAGAGAAAGAATGTGGTTTTTGACAATGCTGATTGCTCAAAATGGGGACCATCAATGCTGCCTCACATCTTCTATTTAACACTATCTCTGAAAATGAGAAAAGGATCAGAATCTGTTCTTCTCAAAAACTGCTTGAAGCAATTCACTAACAAGGTTTTTAAGATCCCTGACAATTTGTCCAGACAGATAATATCAGAAGAGAAGCTTGTTGAAAAGGAAGAGTTTTGTGAGAAGGAAGGGAAAGATAAAAACAACTGGCTTAGAGTGATGAGGAAGCTGGTTGATGCTGAAAAAGAAGGTTTTGTTAGCTTAGACAATTCTTTCATCTATTGTCCAGAAGGAATGTTTCAAGGAATACTTGGCAATGCGAGCAGTGATCTTGCAGCGATAACTATGAGAATGTCAAATGAGATGCAGAGGCGTCTTCTTCCAGATTTGAAACTTCAGCACAAATCCCATGTGACATCAGATGACTCTATACAGATGGTTGTCTTTGAGTTTGCAGGTGAAAGAGCTGGAGAACATTCAGAAGTTAACCTCGGAAACAACATGAGTGTCAATCAAGTGGTCAGAAACATCCAGTTCATACACAAACTTGTGACAAGCTCCCATGGCATCAAGAGAAATGATGAGAAGTCTGTCTGGTCTCAGTATATATGTGAATTCAACTCAATATTCAAGACAAAGACAGGAACATACATACCAGACATAAAATCAAGGATGTCTTACATTGATTTCTCTCATGAGTATGACATGTATGCATCTGCTGTCCGATGTCATTCAATGTCACAAGAATATCTCAGAAAGGAAGGATCAATAATGGGAGCTTTCTGGGTTCAGATTCTAAACACTTCGCTACATATCACACAACATCAGTTGAGAATGAGTCTTCACAGTCTTGACTTTGACATTTACAAATCTCCTTTAGAGCTTGGAGGAATAATCAGAGTTGATCCACTTAGATACTGTGATAAGCACAAACTGGCATCTCTGATTGAAAATTATAGTCTGGATGGTTCATCTTTGTCAGCAATGTCAGTTCTCTCGACTCTTG